TGTTAGAAGGTGAATATAGTGATAAAGTTCATTATGGTCTTGGTTTAGATGATGTTAAAGATTATAATCCAAATGCTCAGATATTTGCTCCATTACCAAGTGGAATATCATCATATGGTAGTGCAGAAGCATTGGCTGACAGAACTGGTTCATTTAGTTTGAATTATGTATATGGAACAGCGAATTCAAATGGATATGCTACCTCTTCTGATTTATTAACACTTGCTAATTCACATCTAAAACAAAGAAAGTTCACTGTAGGATTTCAAGGTGGATTTGATGGATACAATCCAGCAAGAGTTAAAAATGTAGGTAATGCTATTTCAGCTGCTAATCTGTATGGATATAATTTTTCAGCAACAGATAAAGAAGGTCAAAAAGTTTGGAAGAGAGCATTAAATGCTGTTTCTAATCCAGATGAATTTGATATTAATATGATATTAACTCCTGGTATTGTCGCAAATGTTCATACAGCCATCGTTACTCACGCTAAAAATATTTGTGAAGCTAGAGGTGATTGTTTCTATATTGTTGATTGTACTGTTCAAGGTGGAAAGATAGCAGATGCTACAGGTAATATTAAAACTCAAGATTCAAATTATATGGCAACATATTATCCATGGGTTAAGATAGTAGATACAGGAACTGCTCAACCAGTTTGGGTACCGCCATCAGTTGTATTGAGTGGTGTTGTAGCTTATACTGATAAAGTAGCTCACGAATGGTTCGCGCCAGCTGGTTTGAATCGTGGTGGGTTGACATCTGTTATAGAAGCAGAAACAAGATTAACTCATGAAGAAAGAGATGAACTTTATGAAGAAAGAGTTAATCCGATTGCATCATTCCCAGGTCAAGGTGTGGTTGTTTGGGGTCAGAAAACACTTCAAGGAAAACCATCAGCACTTGATAGAGTGAATGTAAGAAGATTACTGATTAAATGTAAGAAGTTTATTGCTTCAGCTTCAAAATATCTTGTATTCGAACAAAATACTTCGGCTACAAGAGCTAGATTCTTGAATATAGCAAATCCATTCTTAGAATCAGTTCAAGCAAACTCTGGTTTGAGTGCATTTAAAGTTGTGATGGATGATACAAATAATACTCCAGATATCGTAGATAGGAATATCCTTTATGGGCAAATATTCTTACAACCTACAAGAACTGCTGAGTTTATTGTATTGGATTTCAACATCCTACCAACAGGGGCTGCATTTCCAGAATAAAATTTAATCTTACCGTCCTTAGATTAAAAAAAGAAAAAACCTCACTTAATTGTGGGGTTTTTTTTTATAATTTACTATTTATTAACGAATACAATATTTTTGACGAAAAAATGAAAATGGAGAAAAATTATGGCTGATTTACTAGATCCAACGGAGATAATGTTTACACCGTTTGAACCTAAAACTCAAAATAGATATATAATGTATATAGAAGGAATACCAGCATATTTAATTAAAACTGCTGCTAGACCTAAAATTACATTTGAAGAAGTTACACTTGAACATATGAATGTAACAAGATATGTAAAGGGTAAAGGAAAATGGGATGCATTATCAATCGAATTATACGATCCAATCGTTCCTTCAGCTGCTCAAGCTGTAATGGAATGGGTAAGATTATCACACGAATCAGTAACTGGTAGAGATGGTTATTCAGACTTTTATAAAAAGGATGTAACTATTAATGTATTAGGTCCAGTTGGTGACAAAGTTGAAGAATGGACACTTAAAGGATGCTGGATAAAAGAAGCTGACTTTAAAGAATTAGGTTGGGATAAACAATCAGATCCAACTTCAATTGGTCTATCTCTAAGATATGACTACGCAATATTACAATTCTAAAAATAGTTACAAGTAATAATACAAATCATAAGTATCATTAATCTCTCTCAAAAGGAAAAGACTAAACTCTTTTCCTTTTAATGTACATTAATATTATCATTTTTTTTATATTGTATATATTTATATACGAGAGATAAGTTATAAACAGAGATTAATAATATTTAGGAGAAAATAGTTATGGCAAATACAAAAACGACTACGACAGAGTCACAAAAGCCAAAGTTTCCTACTGAGATAATTGATTTACCCTCAAGGGGATATTTTTATCCAGAGGAAAGCACACTTTCACAAGGTCAAGTGGAAATCAAATACATGACTGCAAGAGAAGAAGATATTTTAACATCAGCAAATCTTATTAAAAAAGGTAAAGTTTTAGATAAGTTGTTTGAAGCTGTAATTGTTGGTAATGGTGAAGGTGCGCCAATCAATATGAGTGAACTACTTCTTGGTGATAAGAATGCAATTATGTTTGCGTGTAGAATACTTGGTTATGGGAAAGAGTATGTATGTAGGGTTCAAGATGTACAAAGTGGTATAGATCAAGAAGAAACAATAGATTTAACATCTTTAGATCATAAAGAAATAAAATTTGAAAACTTCACACAACATGTAAATGCATTTCCATTTACCTTACCATCATCTAAACGAGAGGTTATTTTGAGGTTATTGACTCACCAAGATGAGAAAAATATTGAACAAGAATTAAAAGGCTTAAAAAAATTAGAACTGAAAACTGGAATTTCATCAGAATTATCAACAAGAGTTAAACATATGATTATTGCTGTTGATGGTAATGATGATTCCCAACACATCAGACAATTTGTTGATAATGAGTTATTATCAAGGGACTCTCTGGCGCTTAGAGAATATCTAGTCCAGATACAACCAGATATAGATACAGACATCGTTATTACTAATGAGAATGATGGAACGGAGGTAAAAACGACAGTGCCACTCACTGTCGAGTTCTTTTGGCCTAAGACCCGAACATAAACCTAACATCCACGAACAGATATTCGTCTTATGTTATTTTTCTAATTCTGCGTTTACATTTTCAGAAGTATATGATATGCCTATATATTTAAGAAAATTCTATACTAGAAAATTAGAAGAAGCTAAGAAATCTGAAAAGGAAGCTCAAGATAAAGCTAATAGTGGTCAGAGTGGTGGTATATCAAGACCACCATCATTTTCAGGGTAGATATCCTTCACATATTTTCCATTAATTGATATTTATATATGAGTAGGAATATCTAAATACGGAGGATTAATATGGACAGAAAATATTTAAAAGAAGCTGGATTTTTTAAACGATTTATAAATAGAATGAAAGATAGGAAATTAGCAAAACGATTTCCAGATCTTATTAAAAAAGACCCAGCTTTAAAAGGACAACTTCAAAAAGTATTTAAAGCTTTTGATGATTTAGATAAATCATTAGATGATACGCAAAAGTTAGCAGCTTATATAGATAAAAAGTATTCAGACTAAGGAAATATAAATGTCTAAAATTTCACAAACAGATGAAGCTTTAAAGGGTATTGATACTAGGCTTAATGGCTTGTTAGACAAAGCTGTTAAGAGTACAGAAATTCTAAAAGATTCTTTCGCTAAAATGAAAGATTCAGTCCCGACAGATGTCTGGGATCATGTCAATGCGTCATTGGATAAAACCAAACAAACAGCTACAGAGATTTCAGATATTGAATCGTTAAGAGGAACTTCTGCATACGAATCTGCTAAGACAATGTTTTCCATAGATACAAAAATCCAACAAATAGCTAAAGACCGATTGAAACTCACACAAATGAGAGCAGATATGAGTGAAGACGCTTATAATGTCGCTGTGCAAAATTTAGCTAATGAAGAACAAGTACTAGCGACAACCAAAGAAAAATGGAAATTTGATGGTTTGGTGAACGATAAGCAAAAAGAAATGGAAAAGAATTTAATTGGAATGCAGGGTGGTATGATGAAACTGGTTGCTCTAGGCAAAGCATTTCTCTTAACAATAATAATGAATCCAATAGCAGTTATTCTTACGGTAATGGTTGGGTTACTTGCTATGGCTTGGGCACAATATCAACGATTAGATAAACTTGCACAAAGTTTATACGAAACTACAGGACTTACAACAAAGCAGGTAGAAGCAACAGTAAATCAAGCTCAAAAACTCCAACTTCAATTTAAGAAAATGGGATTAGAGTTAGAAGATGTATCAAAATCAGCTTTAGCTATACAATCTGTAATGGGAAGTTTAAATAACGCTACCGATTCTTTAGTTGTTAATGTCGGTAAAATGCAAAATCAATTTGGAATTAGTGCAGCAGAAGCCGCTAAAGTATCAGATGTTCTAATGACTATAAATGGTGGATCTGAGAAAGCTGCATTTGCTACTGCTCAAATAGTTAAAAATTTATCAGAAGCTGCAGGTACAGATGCTGGTCAAGTAATGAAGGATATAGCTAGTGCTGGTGGTGAGGCATTAAAATATTTTGGTGGCAATTCATTGGAATTAGGAAAAGCTGCTGTTGAGGCAAGGAGATTGGGTCTTGAGTTGAGTGTATTAACTGGATCCGCAGATAAATTATTAGATTTACAATCTTCCATTGCAGCTGAATATAAAGCAGAAGCTTTATTAGGTAGACATTTAAATGTGGATAAAGTTAGAGGTTTAATGTATCAAGGTAAGATGGTTGAAGCTGGTAAAGAAATTTTAAAACAAGCAGGAAGTTTAGCGGATTTCCAAAAGCTGGGTCCTATAAAAGGTAAAGCATTAGCAGAAGCTTATGGAATGACATATGAACAGATGGCAAAGATGTTAGCTAATGAACAAAGAATGGCTGGTTGGCATGAAGATGAACGAGCACATTATGAAAAACAAATGTCAGCTCAGAAATTTAATGTCGATCAATCTTATGCACAATGGGAAATAGAACAAAAGAGAGCAAGTGATTTAAAAGATATGTCACAAAAATTTGAAGAAATTAAAATACAAATTGGTAACTACTTAGTACCATATATTGAACGATTTATGACTTGGATAACATCAGAAGGGGGTAAAGAAACATTAGAAAGTATAGGAAACGTATTGAAAGACATGGGAAAATGGCTTTTAAGTGGAATTACTTGGTTAACTCAACATAAAGAACTTGCTATTGGTATAGCTGCTGTATGGGGAGGTGCTAAAATTCTAGGTGGTATAAAATCCTTTACTAGTGGATTGGGTGGAGGATTAAAATCAGCACAAGGTTTAGGTGGTAGTATGGATAAACTTTCAAAAAGTCTGAAGGGTATGCCTAAAGGAGGTGGTGGTGGAAATGGTGTTATGGGTCAAGTTGTTGGAAAACTTAAACCATCACAAATAATAGCTGGTGGAGTAGCTATGGTATTATTAGCTGGAGCTGTTTGGGTTATGGCAAAAGCTATGCAAGAATTTAGTACTGGTGTATCTTGGCCTGGTGTTATTATGGGTATTGTATCATTATTAGCATTAGCAGGAGTAGCAATTCTACTTGGAACATTTGCACCTGTTAGTATTGTTGGAGCAGCAGCTATGGTAGTTTTAGCTGGAGCTATGTGGGTATTAGGTAAGGCAATGCAAGAATTCTCAAAAGCTGCAGTTATTTTAATACCAGTAATGAATGCGCTCTTTGAAGGAATTGCTTTAATAATAAATTCAATAGCAGATGCATTCGTATCGATGATGAATGCTACTGCAACCTCATTTGAAAGAATAGCTAAACTTGGTGGTGGTAAATTATTATCAGCAGCTGGTGGAATGACCGCTGTAGCTGTTGCATTAGCTTTATTTGGTGGCGGAAGTCTTCTTGGTGGTATTGCGTCGGGTATAGGAGAATTCTTCGGTGGAGATCCAGTTACAAAATTTGAAAGATTTGCAAAAATAGCTCCGGGATTAGAAACAGCTGGCGCAAGTATGGATATGTTAGCTAAAACTATGCCGATTTTGGGTAATAATATACAAGATTTAGCTAATGATGTTTCGGGTTTTAGTATGAAAAATATGACTTCTCAAATGGATGGATCAATACCACATTTTCTTGCTACAGCCGCGGCTATAGATAAAGTGGGTGAATCTATGGCAAGTGTAAGATCAGAACAAACAAAAAGTATGGTAATGGGTGTGGCTAACTGGATATCTAATGTTATTACTGGGGGTGGGGGAGAATCAAAACAACAAGATGTTAATTTAGATCTTGGACCATTACTTTCAGAAATTAAATATCTAAGATCTGATTTACGAATGTTAACAATTGATGTAGATGGCCAAAAATTAGGGAAGGTTGTTACAAAATATCAAGATAAATTGGGTAAAAGTTAAGGAGATGATAAGTGGCAATAGTCGATAGAAAAACAAATTTAGCGAATATAATAAAACCAAGTAAAGTGTCACCGACTACTATCCATGGTAATACACAAACACACCCAGCTGATCATTCTATGAAAGATATTGATGGTCCTGTTTCAAGATTTAATACTAAACCATTAGTTGGTATGACAAGTAATTTAGCTACAAATGCTGGTACCAATCTATCTCAAATTGAAGGAAGGCATAATATACCACATCAAACAGACCATTCTATCTATGATAGTGATGATGTTCCATTTTTGGGTTTAGGTAATCCATCTTTACTTGGAACTCCAAATCCAACATTTCAATCATCACCACCAGATGCTCCTACTACAATAAATACATCAAATCCATATCCAATTAGTTTGGCTACTGTTGATTATGTGAGTGGTAGACAGGGTGAATGGGGTACTGGAACTTTACCATTAGGATTTACAACAAATCACCAAAGCTCAGAATTAGCACCAACAAATATTGCTCCCTCACTAACACCATTAGCTTGGGAAATGAGCTCTATTACATCTACACATCCATTTGGTGGGAATGAAGGATTTAATTTCAATTTAAGTAGTGTAACTGAATATGTTAGTGATTTACAATTAGGAAGTGAAGGTGCACCTCAATTGTATTCAATAGGAATAGATAGTGTAAATCCATTGATACCAGATGAAACAAGTTTACATACAATAACAAATCCAGTAAATAATCCTATAAATTTTGTATTTTATAATGAACCACATGTTCCAGAAAATGTTGCTAATAGTTTATATCCAATAAATCATACATCACATTATAATGCTGATAATACAACTATGTGGGAAATATCAAATGCTGCTGTTTTACCAAATCCAATGATACAGACATTTCCAGCAACACCACTGGTAAGTAATATAGATACTGGTGTATATCCAATTAACCCAACCACTTATCCAGGAGATTTAGGGAGTGCTGTGGTAAATTTATATACAATAACAAATCCAAGTGTAGGTAGTAATATAAATTTACCAACATATTATTCATATCCAACAACTGTAACATTTAGTAATGTTCCAGCAATTGGTGATGGTGGGGTATACACAGTCGCTCTCCATCCAACAGTAAATGATTCTACAATTACACGTGAGGGGGAATTTGGTTCTTCTTTATTATTAAAATTTGGTAACCCAAAAAAATATCCAAATGATTTAGGTATTAATGAATTTAGTAATACAGCTCATTTAGCAGGTGCTAATAACGATAGTATATATCCTCATTTAAATCATCAAAGTGAGTATCCAGGAAGTCCTGATGATGTTAACACTACTTTACACGAATTATTAGTTAATGGAACAACATTAGAATTTAGTAATACACCACATATAGCGAATGCATCAAATAATAGTTTATATAGATTACAACACAATACTCATTATGATAATACAACTACAAGTGCAGATACTTTTACTTCTTTATATAGTATAGATGCAATTACTACAACACCAAGATATACATTCCCAACAATACCAGCAGATGCCGAAACATTAGCAATATCTCAAGGTCCATATTCATTTTCTACTCAATTTGGATATTATTGGAATGAAGCTTATGACCAAATTTATGAAGCAAAAGTTGACTTTAGAATGAGAAATGAAGCAACATCAACATCACCATTGGGTGTTTATACACCAACTTGGGCAACTACAAGTACAACAAATAATAATTATTTGGGGCATAGTTTATTGAGAGTTCCAAAGGATATGAATGATTACACATCAGAACAACAAAATTATTCATTTGATACAATCGGTGGATTAGCAACAAGATATAAAGGTATACAAATTGCGTATGCGCCTATAACAACTGTAGATGATTCTGGTAATTTAATACCAATCGGATTATACCCACATCAAAGTGCATTAACTGATGATGGCATTCCAACCGAATGGGGTAATCATACTACTGATCCAATAATACCAGCTTTACGGGGTATGACTACTGGATTACATAATATACTTGCAAGAAATATAACACCGAGTTATACATTCCCAAGTATTCCATTAGCTGAAGAAACTCTGGAAGATGGAACAACATCTACTCTTTCATATTCAACTGTAGGTCCATGGAATCACACCACTAGTACTTATTCTACTAATTATGCTGGGTATGGATCTTCATTAACATCAAAACTTCAGATTAAATTTAGTGGAGATATAGATACAGAAATACCAGCTTATTCAGGAGATGCAACAGTGGTTGGTAATTATAATTATAGTAAATATTTGGCTGTTCCAAGATCATATCAATCAACTACTTGGGGAACACCTCCACCAACTACATATAGTTTTAATACTTTATCAGGTTTAGCTACAGCTACTGCAGGTGAGCAAACTTCTGGTGATTTTATAACTTCTTTAAAAAGTGGTCAATATGGTAATTCGGGGGATGGTTATTCTGGATTAAAAAATGGACCTTATAAAAAAGCTAAAGGACCTTTTGGAGATATTGATTGGAAAACTTATGGTGGTAATTTTACTGGTCCTGTTGTTCCTGGAAAAGGTTTATTTAATACTAAATGGGATGTGGGTTCTGGTCCATATCAACTTGGAACTACTAATCAATTTAGTGGAGATTATAATATAGGTGAGAGGAGTTGGTGGCACGCTATGCCAAACAGTAGATTTTTACCAATAGGTTCTACTGCCCTTTATTTAAAAACTTTAGTAGGAGCTCTCAAAAAACCTTCTGGGATAGCTTGGATTGCTTGGCAGTTTTTAGGAAATTTAATGAATCCACGAGGGGAAACACGCATATGGAATCCATTATCACCAATAGTATCTGCTGTTCCTATGTTTCATATGAATAGACACTTACCACTTGCAATCGGAGTAAAAAATGGTGCTAAAGAGAACACCTATGATTTTTGGGATGAAAAGAAATATTCAATGGATAAAGGTGTTAGGTATCTTCCAGATGAAGAAAATGCTCCAACAGACTATAATAGATTAGTAAATATGAGAAATAACTTGATTATATCTTCTGAAGATGAACCAGGGTTTCTCGGAAAGGCTATGGCTTGGCTTCTCGCTGGTAACTCTGGTGGTGTTAGTAGTCAGAAAGGTAATTATGGTCAAGATGGTATAAACGCCAGTATAGCAGCAGAGCCAACCAAACCATTTGCAAAGGAAACTTATAGAACATTATCTTATACTGATATAAATAATATCGCTAAAGAGAAAAAGGGAGATTATGAAGTTACTATGGATGCTGATGGGAAATATACAGTAACATCTAAAGATCATTTAAATTATGAACAATGGAAAACTGGCCAGCTTTCAGGTAAAAACGAGATTAAAAAAGATAAGTCAACTGGATTACAAAAACAATATTTTAATGGTGGTGATTATAAAGCAAAGCATGGAGAATCAGACGATTCAACAATATATACCAAACCAGATGCAAGCGGTAGAAGAGATATAAATAGAAATTTTGATACTTCAAAACAGTATACAATCAATTCACATGATAGTCTAAATAAACTTGGAATATTGGGCAAAGGAACTACAAACCATTATGGACAAGAATATACAGATGGTGGAGTCGTTACAAAATTAGGTGGTAAACAGTTAGATAAGTTGGATCACATACCATTCCATGTTTCGTTTTGGTCTAACTTAGATCCTATTAGTGGTGTAACACCAACAAATGGTGCGAAGCCTATCCAGTATTTCTTACCATTTAGGTGTGCGATAACTTCTTTAACTGATAATAATCAAGCTCAATGGTCTGGAATGCGATATGTGGGTAGACCCGACAAAGTTTATGTTTATCAAGGGCACGACAGAGTTATACAAATGACTTTAACAATAGCTGCTCAATCTAAACAAGAGATGAAACCAATATGGGAAAAGGTAAATGCACTTATGAGTTTAACAGGACC